CGTCTGATTATCACCCCACAAGCCCATAATCCAGTAATGCCCTTATATCGCCTTACCTGCTTGTTTATAACGCTAGTGGTGTCTTTGTTAAACATCTTACAAAACATCGCCTCTTGGTACAAATCTGCCCTCTCAGGGTGGGGAAAGCAAGCTATGTCTGCATCACCTAACAATTCTATAAAATACTCTATCGGGTGTTTAAGATATATATTTCCATCTACCCAAACACTATATTTATCTTTGTCATATAAATGTGATAGAACTTTGTATATTTTAGCGTTCCTGCGTTGGTCTTTAAACTGATTGTAAGCTTTAAATACTTTTATATCCTTACGTGCTTTATCAAACTTTCCTGTTATAGCGGTATAAATCACAATATTTCAAATTTATATTTGCCTGTCTTTACTTGATGAAATGTGATTAACGTACCAAGAATAATGGGTTTCGCTCTTACTACTACCTTGCTTTCAGTAGCCATCTTAACTATTTTGTTAAATTTTTCTTTATTCATAGTGTTTTTCTTAACTTCTTTTGATATAAATTAGCACTTTCTCTTTGGATTGCCTTAATGTCTTTACCTCTTTTCTCTGCTTCTTCAGTACTTTTAGCTTTATAATGGAATATATGGACTCCATAATGGGTATAAAGGTTATATTTCTCTCTCATTCTGGTAAAAAAGTCACTATCTTCACCATATAGCTTAAACCTTTCGTCAAATCCTCCTAATTCTTCCCATACTTTCTTAGGGAATAATACTGCGAACCCTGATAACATTGTGCATTGTACTATTTCATTGTGCGGTGACTTCTCCCAACCTCCTTGATGTCCTCCTGCTTTATTGCTTATCGCCCCTACAGCACCAAACTTCTTTTGCCTAGTAGCCTGTAGCATCTTTTTAAGCCAATAAGGTTTAACTAAAGTGTCATTGTTCAAGAGCATTATATAATCGGCTGTACTATTCTTAATCAATCTGTTCCAAACTACGCTTAAATTCTCGTCTTTCTCATAGTTATCATAAATAGTTAAGTGATAAGGTGTTTTTCTATCCTCTGTATTCTCTAAAACACTAACTACACATTCAGCCTCGTAAGCTTCGAGATTATATTTTACGATTATTACGTCTGTTATCTTTGACATCTTTTTTAACTACTTTCTTTTTAAGTTTAGGTACTTCCTTAATCGGGTCTTCCTTAGTAGGCTCAATATCTACCATTGTAGACTTAACTGCACCGCCTTTAACTTTTATAGGGTCTTTAGAGATAAGCTTAGAACCTCTTAACAATTCTTCTTCTAAATGAACGGCTGGTATATCAAGGATTCGTCCGTCTTTAGTTTTAATGTAGTAAAATTCTTGTTTTTTGTTTGACATAATTTTGTATTCTTTAAAATAAAGGTCTTTGCACTCTGCCTCTATTTCCTTTTGTTTATTATTAATTGGTTTAGTATCAGGCTTTTTAAGAAAGTTATAATAACTTCTAGCTTTATATTTAGCATCAGGGTCATACTTCTCATACCTTTTAATCTTTTTATCCCTGTCTTTTTGGGTTTTAAGCCCATAATGCTTAACTATAATCGGGGCATAGTTAGCTTGGCTATATACTACTTTAGGGGCTAATCCACAATGCAAGGCTTTACGCTCCCAACTTAAATCCATTCCCTCTATGTAGTGCCAAAACCTTATATTCATAAATGACCATATCTGGGAGTAACCTTTGCCAATCAAATTCATCAAGTAACAGTAATATCCGATACCACCTTTACCAGCGTATTCTTCTAGCGTGGCTCTATCTGTTTCCATTACCTCGTCCATATCAAGGCATACAAGCCAATCTGGTTTAAGTTTAACAACGCTTTTAATAAAATCTTCCTTAATCCTCCACTGTTCTTTCCCCCATTCTCGATTATCTACTATCGTTTTAAATCCATAGCTTTCAATTAAGTCCTTTTGAGTAGCGTTATTAAGACAAATAATAGTTTCGTCACATAACTTCTTAAAACATTGTAAGGTGCTATCTAAATACTTTTCATCTGCCCCACATATACCATATCCAATTATCCGCATATAAATTTAATAAAGGTTTCATTGAAAGCGATATTGTTGTTTAGATTCGCTATCTTAATTTCTCTATCAGCATCAGCCTTTTCATCTTCGTGTTTAACACTCTTGTAAAAACTAACCATTACTAGATTATCAGCGTTACTTTTCCTTGTGTTCCGGACTAACTTCATTTTTGCTCTCATTATTAGAACTTTGTCTAGTATATTTCTCAACATATTTTTTATATTCTTCACTATTTTTATCGGGTAATCTACCCAGTTTAATTGAACGCTCTATTTGCTCATCAAGCCATTTACTAACTTGACTAACTATTTCCTCGTCAACTACTTCCTCCTTTTCGTCTAAGTAACCTGCTTTCTTCAATAGCCCCAACTTTTTAATAGCTTCTTCGTTTTTATCTTCCTTGGCTTTTTCGTATAATTCCTTTAGAACAGGGGCTTTATCAACTTTCTTAGTAATCTTATCCTTAAACTCTTTAGGGATTGACTTAGTAATTCGTCTAAGTTCTTTTGCTGTTTTATTATTCATAAAGCCATTTGTTTAAGAATCTTTTCCCGGTTACCACCAGGAGTTATAACATTTTGGTTTTGAGGCAAATCTTTGTTCAAACTAGCTATTTCCAATTCGGCATTAAAGGCTTTAGTCTGAATCAAATTAGCAAAATCTTTCATTTTAGCTTCTAGTGGCTCAAGTTTATCCTCTAGCTCTTTAACCAAAGTTTTAACCCTCTTAACCTTTACGTCTGTATCATCTAGCAATTCTTCGAATCTCAATCTTTCTTCTGTTTTAAGGAACTTTACAATATCTTTTCTTATTTGGTCTATTCCTTTCTGTAATTCTTTCCGTTCATTAGCACTTTCTCGCATTACTTTCTTATAAGTTAAGCCGTCTGAATGTCCTAAGTAAACAAAGTCACGTCTAGCCCAGTTACCTTGTCCTCTGATATGTTCCCAAGCCTGTATCTCGTCTACAGCAAAGATATATCCATCACCTGTCCTCTTAAAGAAGTAAGGGGCTTTCATTGAGCGGTCAAGTTTTATATTCTTTTTTTCTTCTTCTATACTCATACTCGCTTGCTCTCTTATTAGCCACCTCAGAGAGCTGTGGGGCTAATAAGCGAATATTATAAATTAATAAACGTTAGCTAGTTTGTGCGTCGTCGTTCGCATTAATCAATACTGAACCAGGTTCTCTAAGCATAGCAACGCCATACATAGTATCAGCTACAGTAAGCATACCGATATTCTCTAGTTTATATTGAGCTTGAACTCTAACTTGACTTCCACCCATTGTTTGAGTAGCTACACCAAAGGCAGAGCTATGTAACAATAAGTTTCTGTAACTTTCCAAAGATTTTACAACCCTTGAAGAAGTAAACAAGTCTAAACCATACAAAGTACCTTTATAATTCTTAGATGCCATTGCACCAAAAGCTCCAGTACGGATAACAGATGGTTTGCCATTTAATGAACTATCATAATACTTTGAAATACCTGCTAATTGCAACCAATAAACTACTGGATGAATGAAAAAGGCACATTGGTCTAATTCAAAATTATCGGTATCTAAAGCTGATACAGCAGACCTAACTTCTAAATCGGTCATAACAGTAGCAGTATCTCCTAAAGCGTTAGTGGTAATAGATGACCATAGACCGAACAAAGAGGTTTCAATAGCACCTAATAATAGTTTGCGACACTCTGTAGCATACTTTTCATTAAGAGCGTATTTAGTAGCTATTTGTTTAATGGTCAAATCACCCATTAAAAACGCGACGTATTTGTGTAGATTTACAGTTAAGTAAGTATCTACTTGAGCTACACTTTCGTCAGTGATAGCAGCGCCTTGAGTAGCCTGTGTTTGAACAGAAAACTCATTGGTGTAAATATCAGGAACGTGTACAATATCACCGCCATCTGTCATATAGGCAGATAAATCAGTTACAAAGTTTAAAATGGTCAAATCGTCATATTTAGGTTCATTAACGATAGGTGACCATTTCTCTGGAATCATCGCGGCGGTATCCGCATTTGTGTAAGCATCAGCTGGGGCTCCAAAAGCCATAGTTTATGTTATTTTAACGTTCTGGCTTGGTTAAGCTTATCAAACGCATCTTGCTTTTCAGCACCACTTGCGTTCGGGTCAGTCACAACTTGAGCATAAGTCTTGCCGTTTCCGACAATAACTTTGCCACCAGACGTCGGAGTTGCCCCTTGAATGTTGTCTTTTTCTTTTTCTGCTTCGATTTTTGTTTTAAAGCCTTGTACCCAAGTTTCATTATCTGCTAATTTATCAACAGGTACGCCAAGTTTATTGGCTTCCTCTTGCATAGCACGAATGTTTTTGGCATCAAAGCCCTCTTCTTGAAGTTTAAGAACAGTTGTAACACTCAAATCAGGGGTTTCCTGTGGTTTTTTAAGAGTGCCGTCTGGCTCTTTCCCGATAGGCTCAAAAGTTTTTGAATCAATTACGCCTTTATCTACCAACTGTTGCCGATATTCAGCCTTTTTGTCGATAGCTTTGGAAAGTTCTTTTTGGTGTTCGGTTTCTTTAGCAATAGCTTTTTCAATGATAGCACTGTTGTCATAATTGTCTTCTATTCCTAAATCTTCCACCACCTTAGCTTTTACCTCATCTGGGTTAAGCTGTTTTTTCTTGTCTTCTGACATTGTTTTCACGCTATTAAGGTCACATCTGCTCACCTAACAGCAATTATTATTTAAAACTGGGTAAAGAACCTTTTTTGTTTATGTTCTTTAGTTTCCCAATTATTAACTTATCAATCTTATCTGATGCAAGCTTACCGGCTTCTTTGTCTACATCACCATCCCAATATCTACAATCGCACATATGGGCCTGTACTCTCTCACAGTAATCTGCTAACCATTTACCAATCTCATTCTGCTTAATACTGTCAAACATCTTTTTGTCTTTTTCTGTTAATTTCATATATTTGGTTCTGCATCAGGTAAATTAGGTGTTCCTGCTGTTGCTCCTGCTAATTGTGGTACTTGACCCCCTCCCTGCACCTGTTGGGCTTGTAGCTGTGCTTGATTAGGGTCTACAGCTTCCCTCAATAATCCCATTTTAACTGGGCTTTCGCCTGTCTGTTCTAGTAGTCTGAAAAATAACTCTCTAGTAGTAGCATTAAGCATTAACTGGGGGTTAGAAGCTAGTGTACTCATAGCAAACTGATAAATACTTTGTTTAATCTTAACATCAGTCCCCTCGCCAGTAACTTCAATATCTACATTTACATCAATATTCTCATAAGCTTTATCCAACTGTTTAAATGCCACTTCTCCTTTAGTCCTAATTCTTTCTTCCTCTAACTTAGATTTACGCTCTACTTCATCCCAAGGGAGTATATTACCAGTTTCATTTTTAGTCTTTACTAGCAAATCTGTTCTAAATTCCTCTAGGTAAGCCTGTACCATTATTTCGAACTCTTCGGCTGTCCTAGGGAATATAACGTAATGTTCCTTTTTATTATTTGCTTTAAATTCCTTTATATAATCAGTTTTTACTAAATCAACCACAAATAAGCCGAAAACTTCACGTTTCTTCTCAAAGAATGACATTGTTAAAGATGCCTGTAATTGTCCTAGACCTAGAGGAGTTTGGGCTGGTAGAGTTTCGCCCATTGCTATATCAGTGTTGTGAGTCTTTTTAGATACTAACGATTGAACTCTAGCCCCTACGTCCCTGTAAGCTGTTATATCAGCGTTATTAGACATATTGACTGGCTGAATAGCATCGTAAGTCTTGATAATCTGTCCGAAGTCATAACTATCAATAGCATTAGCCATCACGCTCTCGTCTTTAGTGTAATACAAGTGCATTGCCTTTTGAAACATTGCTTTGCCACTAAGATAACAAATAGTATTAGTTTGTATCTGTTCGTCAAATACTAATTCACTAAAGCCTAGACCTAACCAACGACCATCTACTTTCTCCCATTTCAATTCCTTATAAACTTCCTTAATATCATTTAATTCGTCTTCGTGTAAGATAATTGATGGGAGATAGTCTGATTTTCCTCTAGTATATTGGCTCTCTGTAGTTTCTATAACACCGCTCCCTGTATTCTTACGATATACGCCTGCTCGGATATATCGTTTCCATTTCTTACCCTCGCCACTGTAATTCTTCTCATAACACTCATAAACAATAAAGGAAGTATCGAGTGAATCCTTAATATAGCCTAAATCACCATTCCATTTCATACTAAGAATACCAGCCTTGTCCATTTCGTTAATCTCATACACCCAAGGCATTTGTTCTAACCATTCATAAGCAGGGTTTACTCTAAAATTCTGTATCTTAGCTACTTTCCATTTCTTATCAAAGCCCTTTTTAATAACAACGTGACCATATTTAGGATAGTTGTGTCCTATATCATTTAATAAAACGCCTAAATCGTGCTGTTTAACCCACTGTTTAAACTGTCTTTGCATCTTATAAACTTGGTAACGAATCCCCGGAGTTGAGTCATTAAGGAATAGAATATGCTTAGTATCAATATCAGTTAGCTTTTCAGCTACATCTACAGTCGGCTTAGTTACGTTTTCAAATATCAAATCTTCTCCATTAGTATCTTTACCGCTCCCAGTGTATTTACCGATATAATAAGCATCTATAATCTTTAAAGTTTCAGGTAAACAATGAGTATAACCACCGGGCATTGTAACTTGAGCAAAGTAAGAAGCTATGTTTTGTCTTAGTTCTTTGTCTGTGTTCATATTATTTAAGGCTTATTTTTGCTCTCTTGGTGTCTTGAATGACATCTAAAATATTATTAGGATTTATTTTATAATCTGATGGCTTAACTAAATGAGTAATACCATAACGAATTGCATCCATAGAATGGTCGTTATAACCTTGAGGCGTATTAATAATCTTATCTTCCTTATCAACTTCCCACATATAGCCCTGATATTCTTTCCTTATGTGAATACTCCGCTTAGTAACGCTTATCTTTTGGAACTGTACTATTTGCACCCCTTGGTTTACGCTACCTTGTCCTTTAACAGAACCAAGTATCGGTACACCATGGCTAGCAATTTCATCAATACTTTTAGGCTCGGCACTATCAGCTATAGTTAAAACTTTATGATTTTCATTGTCGCCAATTAATATATCAGCTATCGGTTTGTTTTGTAATCCTCTTTGATAACAAAGCTCATCTAGTATAAAGCCCCCATTGTACCTGTATATATTCACTATAGCAGTAGGGTCGTTAGTATACCCAAAGTCCATTCCTCTACGTTCTAGCCTAGCCTCGTGCGGTATTTCGTCAATTATATTCCAGTCTTTATATATTCTACGTTCTAAGTTAGATGGTTCTCCCATCCATTTATGCTTGTAAAGTCCGGGTCTGTGTTTCTTATCGTCTTCAATTTCCTTAAATATAACGTCAGGCATCCATCCATACTTTATAGCAATATCGTAATTAACATTAATAACTATAGTATCAGGTCTTCCATCCATTACTAATCTTTTGTGTACTGGGTCTTCTTCTAATAAACGATTATAAGTATATATAATCTTAGAACCTGCCTTTCTTACTGTAGGGGTAAGGACTTCTAAACTCTTTGCCGATACTGTTTGAGCTTCTTCCACCCACGCTATATCGATACCCTCAATAGACTTAATACTTTGTTCATTATGATATAAGCCTTTAAAGATAAAGTCAGAACCATTTATCTTATTTATAATTGAGTTGTTAGTTATCTCAAAATCAGTTAACTCATATTTCTTAATCAAATCAGATAACAGTTGATGCGAACTGTCAGCAATAGAGTTCTGCATTTCCCTAAAGCAAGCTACTCTAGTTTTTCTCTCTCTA